ATTAATGATTAACTATGGCACTGATTCAAGGTAAAGAAGTTAAGAAGGCTCCTAAACAAGAGCCTGCAAACCCAAAACTTTGGAATATGATTACTGCTCAAGCGGGTACAAAGTTTTCTAAAAACTCCCCTGCACGCGGTCACTGGATTCATGCTAAATATAATCAAATGGGTGGCCAATACGTTAAATCTAAAAAAGAAATAGACCCTCGCTTCCGTGACTATGTTCAGGAAGAAAAGGATAAAAAAGAAAAACTTGAAAAGAAAAAAGTAACTAAAGACGTTGGCCGCAATAACATTAAAGGCGAGCGCTTTATATAGCAGTGTGTCGGCTTATTAATAAGTAGACAATTAGTGGTACCCTTTAGCTCTTACGGAAAGAGGTGATTAGGTGAGCGGTATGGATTTCTCCCCACCAAGTTATCGCGCAGCCTCTTCCGATTTAACAATCTCCATCTCCCCTTTGGGACTTGTTGAGTTAGCTGATGAAGAATTTGAAGTACACGGCCCTCGCCTAAACCGTTACAGCCTTAACTGGGCTATGTATCTAGGCCACCATTACTCTTACCGCCGTCAAACTGGCGAAACTCAAATGGTACTTAACTATTATCGCGCTTTTTCAGATTTCTTAATTAACTTTACATTTGGTAAGGGAGTTAACTTTCGTTCACCAAAAGAAACAGAAGCTATCATTCCTGATTTGCTAGAGCGAGTATGGGAAGTAGATAACAACAAAGCTACAGTCCTGTGGGAAATTGGGCAGCAAGGAACGGTATCTGGTGATTGTTTTATTAAAGTGGCTTATGAAGAAGGTTACACTGATCCTGCTGGCCGTACTCACCCTGGTCGTGTACGAGTTCTTCCTCTTAACTCTAGTTTCGCTTTTCCCGAGTTCCACCCGCACGACAGAGAACGCCTTATTCGCTTTAAGCTTAAGTATCGTTTTTGGGGTACTTCTTTGGAAGGTACTCGCCAAGTTTTCACATATACGGAAATCTTGACAGATGATGTTATTGAAGAATACATCAACGACGAACTTATTGACTCGCGCCCTAACCCTCTTGGCACTATTCCCGTTATTCATATTCCTAACGTTCGTATCTCTGGTAGCCCTTGGGGTCTTTCTGATTGTTATGACATTATCAATATTAACCGCGCTTACAATGAAACTGCTACAGATATTGCTGACATTGTTAATTACCACGCTGCACCCGTTACCGTCATCATCGGTGCTAAAGCTTCTCAACTTGAGAAGGGTGCTAATAAAGTCTGGGGCGGATTACCAAAAGACGCACGTGTAGAAAACTTAGAAGGCGGCTCCCAAGGTCTAAAGGGAGCTATGGAATTCCTTGCAATGATGAAGAAGTCAATGCACGAAATGATTGGTGTTCCAGAGACTGCATTAGGACAAGCACAACCTATTTCTAATACATCAGGCGTTGCTTTATCTATCCAATTTCAACCTTTGATGAACCGCTACCATCAAAAGATTATTCAATATGCTCACGGTTTAGAGCGCGTTAATGAATTGATTCTTATTAGCCTTGCTCTAAAAGAACCTGAAACATTTACTTGGGACCCTAACGCAAGCACAACCCCCTTAAAGCAAGGTCAGCTTGCACAATTAGACTTTAACGACCCACTTACATATCGCTCTTATGTACATTTTCCACAACCATTGCCACTGGATAAGCTTATTGCTCTTAACGAAATCCAAAGCAAACTATCTCTTGGCCTTGAATCTAAAGAAGGTGCCCTACGCGCACTTGGCGAAGAATTTCCTGCTGAAAAACTAACAGAAATTCGTCAAGAACTTCAAGATGATGCCCTTGCTGATGGCGCATTAAAGCTTATCCAAACTCAAATTGAACAAGATATCGCTGCGCTTACTGGCTCAATACCAGGTGAGGCAGGAAAACCTGGCACCCCAATTACAGGTGCTGGTGCTGCTGGCGGTCAAGTTCCAATGCAACCTACAGAACCAGTCGTTCTTGACGAGGCCACAGTTGCCGCACAGATGGGCGAACAACAAGTTCGCAACCGTCTGGTCACAGATGCTTACGGTACAAAACTTCCTCAACGAAGGGTGCCGCAAGACTACGAAAAATAAAGTGATTTATACAGACATTTTCGTATTAAGTTGTCAAAATAAAGACTGTAAAACTCGTTAGGTCACATGTGATACGGGCTTAGGCCCATTTGGAAAACGACCCCTAGGATAAGGACATAAGAATGTCAGATATTGCAGATCAAATGGCTGCCGCTTTTGAAGCAGAAGCTAATACAGCTCCAGTCGTAAATGTGTCGGGCGTTGATGCGCCTACTGTTACTACTACGGATGATGTTAAATCTCAAAAGTTTTATACTGATGAAGATTTAGCAAAAGTTCGTTCTCAGGAGAAAGATAAACTCTATCCAGAAATTGAAAGATTGAAGGAAGAAGTTCTATCTCTTAAGAAAGATAAAGAAGAAAAAGCCGCTCGTAAAGCTGCTGAAGAAGCTGAGAAATTGGTTAAGAAGGCAGAAAAGCAAAAAGAAAAACTTGAAGAAGACTTGGACGCCAAGGAACTTATCAAGCTTAAAGAAGCAGAGTGGCAGGAGCAGTTGGAGCGTGAGCGCAGCGAGCGTGAACGAGCCTTCGCTCTTCTGGAGCGCGAAAGAGATTATGCAGAACTGCAGACTTATCGCCAACGGATACTTGAACAAGAACGTGACAACATTATTCCGCAACTAGTTGATTTTATTCAGGGTTCAACTCCTGAAGAAATTAACCATAGCGTTGAACAATTAAAAGAACGTTCAGCAAGTATTTTAGAATCTGCGCAAGCTGCTTTAACACAGCAACGCAGAGAACAAGTGGGAACTAAGGCAACTTTACCGCCAAGTGGACCACTGGAAACTAATTCGGAACAACGTATGCCTACGGCTGATGAAATTGCAGCCATGCCGATGAATGAATACGCCAAATATCGCAGTCGGATTTTGAGCCCTCGTGCTCAAGGACGAAGCAGCGGTTTACTCGGGTAACCCTCAAATCCAAAATACAATCAAGGAGTCAATTTAAATGGCATCAGGTATTACAGGTACAGGCAATCTTGCCGCAGCACCTACAGCGTACTCAGGTACAAATACACAACTGACTCAAGCGATTCAGACAATCTGGTCTAAGGAAATTCTATTCCAGGCCATGCCAATCCTTCGCTTTGAGCAATTTGCAGTAAAGAAGACCGAACTAGGAGTCGCTCCTGGTCTTCAAATCAACTTCATGCGTTACAACAACCTCGGCTTTGCAGCCCCATTGGTTGAAGGCGTACGTATGCAAACCAACGCGCTTACAGCGCAACAGTTCTCAATCACAGTGTCTGAGCATGGATATGCTCTTGCTGTTTCAGAACTTCTACTTAACGCTTCATTTGATGACGTAATGGCTTCTGCCTCACGTCTTCTAGGTCGTAACATGGCTGTATATCTTGATCAGCTTTCACGCGACACACTCTATGCAGCTACTTCAACAATTTATGGTGAAGACCGCCACGATTTGACAGCTGTTAACAACTGGTATGCAGATGGAACAAAGGGAACATCTCGCGCTTCTATGACAGGCCAGTTCTACTTGACACCTCACACAGTTAAGGATGCAGTTGAGACACTCTCAACCAAGAACATCCCAAGGTTGGGCGAGACTTATGTCTGCTTCGTTCACCCTCACCAAAGCCGTAAGCTTCGTGACAACGCTGAATTCATTGAAGTCACAAAGTACGCTGCCCCAGGAAACTTCATGCTTGGTGAAATTGGTCGTTTATACGACACAGTATTCATTGAGACAACACAGGTTCTTAAGGTTGTTAACGGTGCTGGCGCTAACTACACCACAGACACAGCTGTTGCTAACCCAACAGTAACTGCTGGTGGAGGTTACACAACTCCTGCTACCTACACAGGTAACGGTTCAAACGACCGCTACTCAGCTATCTTCATTGGAGATAACGCATTCGGTCACGCTATCTCACTTCCAGTTGAACTCCGCGATGGTGGTATTCTAGACTTCGGTCGTGAGCACGCACTTGCTTGGTACTCAATCTTCGGACTTGGTCTAATCACTGACCAATCTGTAATCATTGCAGAAACCAACTAATAAAAACTAAATAGCTTAAAGGGCGGGCCTTAGGGCCCGCCTTATTTAACCGAGATACTAATATGGAGGATGTAATGGCTAAAGCAAAGCCCACTGACGCGACAGGCGTTATTCGCGAACAACTGCTAGAACAGAATGCAGAAGCTATGCAAGAACGAGCCAATGGAATGTCAATGGCTACAGCTCAAGCAAAGGCTAAATTAGAAACAGAAGTGATTGATGCTACTGTTCCAGACCGCCAAACAGTGATTGTTGATGAAGTAATCACAATTGGAAACTCAGCAGATGATTCTGTAGAAATTCGCGTTGTTGAAAACATTGAGAATATGACTCTTGGTGCTGGCAATAACTACAACTTTAAAGCTGGTCAAAAGTATAAGGTTACAAAACAAGTAGCCCAGCATCTTAAAGAAAAAGGTTATTTAGCTGGAGTAATCTAAAGAGATTCTCTATGAAGTGGGCGGCTCCGAGAGGGGCCGCTTCTTCGTTTGTAGAGATTTTTCTGTCAAATTCCGACACTATTAGACGTGTAACGTAAGGAGTTTAAGTGGCGTATATGTATGACCTGGTTTATCGGGTCCGTCTTGAGCTTGGAGACCAGCCACAACAATTTACCTATACCGCGGTAGGAGATGGATCTGTAACCGATTTTACTCTTCCGTGCAAGCCTGTTGATATAAATACATTAGCCGTCTACGTTAACGGCAGCCCAGTAGCTTATCCAACTGGGTATACAGCTGAATTTGATATAGGTGTTATTCATTTTGTACACACCCCCGCAGCAGGCGCACACATACTTATAACTGGAAACAGGTTTCGCTACTTTACAGATGATGATATTTGTCGTTTTATTGAAACCGCTGTTACACAACACACGTATAACCGTACAGATGCTTTTGGTTCTATGGTAACAATTAGCAATATGGAAGCGGTTGAAGAGTACCCATTAGCTATCCTTGCGGTAATTGAAGCCCTATGGGTTCTTGCTACAGATGCTGCTTTTGATATCAATATCACCGCGCCTGATGGGGTAGTAATCCCACGCGCACAACGGTACCAACAGCTTACTAGTATTATTGAAAACCGTTGGGAACAATATAAAACCCTCTGCGCACAACTTAATATTGGTTTGTGGCGGATTGAGATGGGCACACTACGCCGAGTTTCTAGAACAACCAATAAGCTTATCCCAGTCTATATAGCACAAGAAATTGATGATGCACGTAAACCAGAACGCGTTTATTTACAAAATGATTTGACTGGGCGTAGGGTACTTCCAAGTTACGTAGTAACGCAAGATATTATTCTTTATCAAGGTGATTCTTATAGCGAAGAAGTTGACTTCCCATTTGATATTACTGGCCTTGTATTTAAAGCGCAAATTCGCACCTATCCAAATGCGCCATCACTATACGCAACATTTACCATTACTACTATCTCTACATCAGATACCCTTAGTAAATTAAGGCTTTCACTTACTAAAAAAGACACCGAATATATGCCTGTTCGCGCTTTTTGGGATTTACAAGCTACAGACCCAACTGACTCCACTTATGAAGCTACATATTTAAAAGGTCAGGTATTTACGACGCAGGAGGTAACACTTGACTAGATGTAACTGTGTAGGCGCCTACCATACGTGCGGCCTTCAAAATAATAATCCAAATGTGGTAGTGGTTGGCCAAGGCGGTCCTAAAGGTGCACAGGGCGTACAAGGTCTTCAAGGACTTATTGGTACAGGGATTAACATCCTTGGTTCCTATGCCACATATTCCGCTTTAATAGCCGCTCACCCAACTGGCGCCCAAGGTGACGCCTATTTAATTGGCGGAGGAACTCTATATGTATGGAGTTCAGGTTCTTGGGCTAATGCTGGAAACATTCAAGGTACTCAAGGTGTTCAAGGCCCCACAGGAACACAAGGCGTACAAGGAACAAATGGCGGTGGAGTAACCCTCCAACAGTTAGCAGATGCTGTTTCAGGAGCTGCATTAGGTTCTACAGATGACCTACCTGAGGGCGTTTCCAATCTGTATTTTAAAACCTCCCGCGTGGCTTATACCCATACTCAAGGTGTTGCTAGCAATACTTGGACAATAAATCATAATTTAGGTTTTTATCCTAACCTTACAGTTCAAGATTCTGCTGGTACTATTTATGAAGGCGAAATAACATATACTGATTCGGTCTCACTTACGGTCACTTTTTCATCAGCTTTTTCAGGCAAAGCATATTTATCTTAAAGGAGATAAAATAAATGGCACGTCCTTTAGGTTTATGGCATGAAACAGGTTTAAAGACCTGTACTCAATGTGCCGTAGAAAAACCTATTGAAGATTTTTGCGCTAACTCTAAAGGTAGTTTTACATGGTGTCAGGAATGCCACACTAATATTGGTAAAAAAAATATGCAGGAATGGCGAATTAAAAATCCAGACCGCGCAACTTACAACCGTAAGCGTCATTTGTTAAAGCAGTACTCGCTTACACCAGAAGAATTTACCTATATGGTAATGGAGCAGGGAGGAGTTTGCGCTATTTGCAAACTCGTTCCATCGTCACTATACGTTGACCACGACCACGCAACAGGTGCGGTTAGAGGTTTGTTATGCCAGAAATGCAACTCAGGAATTGGTTTTCTTGGAGATGACATTAACGGTTTAGAGAAAGCACTTAACTATTTAAAAAGAAATACGCCTGAGGAGGCATAACAATGGCAAGAAAATTCCTGACTCCCATAGATTTAAACAGATTAGAGCTACAAAATGCTAGAGTTCAAAACTTAGCGTCCGCCCCATCTTCACCAGTCGTAGGTCAAATCTATTTTGATACAGCACTTGGTTATCTTCGTTCATGGAACGGCACTGCTTGGATTAACACAAGCACAGGTGCGCAGGGTGCGACAGGCACAACAGGCTCTCAGGGCACAACAGGTACGACTGGTTCTCAAGGCACTACTGGAACAACAGGTAGCCAGGGAACAACAGGTACTCAAGGAACTACGGGTACAACAGGTTCCCAAGGCACAACTGGTGCACAAGGTACTGCAGGTTACATTGGTGCAGACGGAGCACAAGGTACTACAGGTTCACAAGGTACAACTGGTTCACAAGGTACAACTGGTTCACAAGGTACAACAGGGTCTCAAGGAACAACTGGTAATACTGGTTCACAGGGAACAACAGGTTCTCAAGGAACAACAGGTACGCAAGGTACAAACGGAACACAAGGTACTACAGGTAGCCAAGGTACAACAGGTTCACAGGGTGTTCAAGGACACAGTGACCGTTATGCAAGTAGTTCTACTGATTCTAAAACAATTACTTCAAGTGGTGCGTTCTCACTTACTATTGATACGGGCCTAAGCTATTCAGTAGGTCAAGATGTTGTTATTGCGTATGACGCAAGCAACTTAATGCACGCAACAGTAACTTCTTACAACTCTGGTATGGGTCTTCTCTCCGTATCCGTTAAAGACGCTGTTGGCTCAGGAACATATTCTTCTTGGTCAGTAAACCTAGATGGTGCTACTGGTGTACAGGGAACAACAGGTTCTCAAGGTACTACTGGTAATACTGGCTCACAAGGTACAACTGGAACACAAGGCGCTACTGGAACACAGGGAACTACTGGTTCACAAGGAACAACTGGCGCACAAGGTACTACTGGCTCACAAGGTACTACAGGCCTACAAGGAGACACTGGTACTCAAGGTATACAAGGTCTTCAAGGTAACACTGGTTCTCAAGGTGCAACTGGTAACACTGGTTCACAAGGTACGAACGGTACTCAAGGTATCCAAGGTGTACAAGGTACAGATGGTCTTCAAGGCTACACTGGTGCACAAGGCACAACAGGAAGTCAAGGAACGACTGGTACCCAGGGAACTACTGGTACACAAGGAAATACTGGTTCTCAAGGAACAACTGGTTCTCAAGGAACAACTGGTTCTCAAGGAACAACAGGAACACAGGGAAACACTGGTTCTCAAGGTATTCAAGGCTTTGATGGAACCCAAGGTACTCAAGGTATCCAAGGACACTCTGACCGTTACAAAACAGCATCTGCTAACTCACAAGCTATTGTAAGTAGTGGGTCACTTAGCTTTACAGTTGATACAGGTCTTTCTTATTCAGTAGGACAAGACATTGTAGTTGCTTATGACGGAACCAACTTAATGCACGCAACAGTAACCGCGTATGATGCCACATATGGGACACTTACTTTTACTGTTAAAGATTCAACAGGTTCTGGAACATATTCTTACTGGTCAGTAAACTTAGACGGTGCAACTGGTGTACAAGGTACTACTGGTGCGCAAGGTACAACAGGAAGTCAAGGTACAACTGGTAGCCAGGGTACAACTGGAACACAAGGAGCAACTGGAACTCAAGGAAGTACTGGTACAACAGGTTCACAAGGAACCACAGGTTCACAAGGAACTACAGGTACCCAAGGCACTACTGGTTCACAAGGAACTCAAGGCTTACAAGGCGTACAGGGTGAGCAAGGACTACAAGGTTACACAGGCGCCCAAGGCACAACAGGAAGCCAAGGAACAACTGGTACCCAGGGTAATACTGGTTCACAGGGTATTCAAGGAATTCAAGGTTACACAGGAGCACAGGGTACAACAGGAAGCCAAGGCATCCAGGGTTACACAGGCGCTCAGGGAACCACAGGCTCACAAGGTGTACAGGGTATCCAAGGACAAAACGCTGGAATTCTAAGCGTTGGTTCTGGTCTATCACTTAACGGTGGTACAGGCGAACTTACAGTTGATACCACAACAATTGCTACTAAGGCTTATGTAGATGCAACTGCAACTGGACTAGATGTCAAGGCATCGGTCCGCGCAGCAACTACTGCTAATGGAACTCTTGCTACAGCCTTTGCTAACGGTCAAGTTCTTGATGGAGTAACACTTGCAACTGGCGATAGAATCCTTATTAAGAACCAGGCAACTGGTGCTGATAACGGTATCTATACAGTTAACTCAACAGGCGCCCCTACTCGTTCAACAGATGCGGATTCAAACGCAAAAGTAACTGCAGGGCTGTTTACCTTCGTATCAGAAGGTACCGTTAACGGAAATAATGGCTACGTCTTAACAACTGATGATGTTATTACTCTTGGAACAACAGCGCTAGTATTTACACAGTTCTCTGGCGCTGGAGCATACACAGCAGGTGCTGGTCTCACACAGACTGGAACAACATTTGCAGTAGGCGCTGGAACTGGTATTACTGTAAATGCTGACGATGTAGCAATCAACACAGCAGTTGTTGTTACCAAGTATGCAACTACTATCACCCCAGCCTCACCATACACAGCTACAGAGTTTACTCTTACCCACAACCTAGGAACTACAGACATTCAAGTGACTGTCTATGAAATTTCTAGCGCGATGGAAGTTATTACTGATGTTACATACATTACTACTAATACTGTTACTATTGGATTTGCGGTCGCCCCTGCATCAGGAGAGACATACCGAGTCGTAGTTCACGCTTAATATAGTTTAGGAGTACTTGCGCATGTCCCGTAAGGTTTTAGTTCCGCTAGGTTTATTGGCGGCTACAAGCGACCCTACGGGACATAACGCTGGTGATACCTACTTCAATACCACTACTGGAAAAGTAAAGGTTTACAGCGGCTCTGCTTGGGCTAATGCTGGTGTTCAAGGCACACAAGGTGTTCAAGGAACTACAGGCTCACAAGGCGCCACTGGTACACAAGGCGCGTTAGGTACTCAAGGTACTAATGGGGCACAGGGAACTACTGGCGCCCAAGGAACTACTGGTTCCCAAGGAGTTCAAGGCAACACTGGTACACAGGGTTCTACAGGCTCTACAGGTTCACAGGGCACAACTGGTAATACTGGTGCTCAAGGTTCTACTGGTACTCAAGGAACAACGGGAACAACTGGTTCACAGGGAGCAACAGGAACCCAAGGTGCCACAGGTACACAAGGGGTACAAGGAACTCAAGGAATACAAAGTCCACAAGGTGTGCAAGGTATTCAAGGAACTACTGGTGTTCAAGGAACAACAGGAACTACTGCTGCCGACCCAACGGTAACGGTTCTTTTATTTGGTGGCATGTAAGGTACACTTTGTGTATGAATTTGGTTCAAAAATCAGTACAAAATGGCGGTAAATTAAAGCCTCTTATAATTTCAGCAGAAGCAACTAATGGTACTGGTTTAATGAACCCCTCTATCTTCATAGATGAAGATGGTGACATTCTTTGTATTTTGCGCCATATAAATTACACTCTATATCACTCTGAAAATAACCAGCGCTTTCCCAGTATTTGGGGACCACTTTCCTATTTACATCCAGAAGAAGACCAGCGCCTTGTAACAGATAATTTTCTTCTGCGCCTTGATGAAGAGTTAAATATAATCAATTATTGTTCTATTGATACTACTAAATTAGATGTAAAACCTATTTGGACATTTGTAGGAGAAGAAGATGCACGTTTAGTTAAATGGAACGGAAAATATTACGCCACAGGTGTTCGTAGAGATACAACTACCGATGGGCAAGGCCGTATGGAGTTATCAGAAATTAAAGTTGATAAAAAAGCGTGGACCGCCAAAGAAGTTAAACGGGTTCGTATACCAGCTCCTATAGATAAAAACTCATATTGTGAGAAAAACTGGATGCCTATTATTGATAAAGACTTTCACTATATTAAATGGACCTCTCCTACAGAGCTAGTAAAAGCTAACCCAAATGAACCTACTTGTGAACAGGTATCCGTAACAGCAGGAAAAGTAGTTAATGCTGACCAACGTGGAGGTTCTCAATTAGTACGTTGGGGAGATTATTATATTGCTATTACACATGAAGTTGTATTATTTAAAAACTATCTTAAACAAAAAAATGGTACCTACCGCCATAGGTTATGTGTGTGGGATACAGAATTTAATTTAATTGGAATATCACCAGAATCTTGGTCTTTCTTAGATGGTCAAATTGAGTTTGCTTGCGGAGCAGCTGTGCACAATGAAAATCTATTGATTTCATTTGGCTTTCAAGATAATGCCGCTTTTATTTTAGAAGTTCCATCTAACATTGTAAACTCTATGATTGATGAGGCGCTTAATGTATAACCGTATTAATAGCCTTATTATCTCTTTATCTAACGACCCTTTTAACCCAATACTGAGCCTTAATATAGCAACCGAGTATGAGGGCATAGGTCAGACAGCTGCGGCTGTTTCTTTTTACTTACGAACGGCTGAGTATGGTTACTACTCTCATCCAGAGCATGTATACGCATCACTATTAAAATCAGCTCAATGTTTTTCAAATCAAAAGCATAGAGAAGCCACAGTAGTTAATCTGTATTTAAAAGCTATTGCTTATATCCCATCTCGTCCTGAAGCGTGGTTTCTTCTTTCCCGTTGGTATGAACGTAATCAAAAGTGGCAAGAATCTTATTCAATGGCGGAGGTAGGATTATCATTTAGTTCTTTTAAACATGGACCTCTACCTATATGGGTGGACTACCCAGGTGAATATGGTTTGCGTTTTGAAAAGGCGGTAAGCGGTTGGTGGGTAGGTCGTAAAGATGAATCCATAGAGATACTAAAAGATTTATTAAAAGAAGATATCCATTACATTTATAGAAATGCAATTCATAATAATCTCAATACCATTGACGATACTGCAGATAATATTGACCCATTAGAACCAGTAGTAACTAACTATCGTAAATACTTTGGTTCTAAAGCGCCTCTTATTATTGATATAGGTACTCGTGATGGAGACGACTCTTATTACTTATACAAGGAGCTACAGGGTACAAAAGTAATAGCGGTTGATGCTAACCCTAAATGTTATGAGATTACTAAAAATAAATACCCATGGATGCACACATACCAATGCGCTATAACAGATAAAGATGGTGAAATTACTTTCAATCAAGTCACGGATAACAACGTTGAAATTTTAGGAACATCTTCTATTTTTAGTAAAGACACTTCTATTGACCCTTCAGCTTCATATTTTGTGGGTAAGACCCAAGAAATTACAGTTCCTACCAGCCGTCTAGATACCTTGCTTGTTAAAGTGGGAGAGTTTGGGGTAGTTGATGTAGTAAAAATAGACACCGAAGGCTATAGTTGGCAAGTGCTTCAAGGTTTTGGTGAGCGTTTAAAAGATGTAAAGATATTTCACATAGAAACAGAAAGCACACAGCTACACCCCGACCATGTAACTGGGGATAAAATAGATGAATTTATGCGCTCTCATGGGTTTGTGTTGGTTGATACATCCCATGAATGGGGCGCTAAAATGGAAGACCAGATATGGGTAAATCCAGCCCTGGCTATTCGTAATAAAGAGTGTTTTAACACTACAAAAAGCTTTCTATAGGCGATAATTTAATCACCACCTTTAAGGAGTCCCATGGCAACCGCTTATAAAGTACTGGGTCAATTAAACCCAGCCGCTACAACTGAGACGCAACTCTATTTAGTACCATCGGCTACATCTGCTGTGGTCTCCACACTTACTGTATGCAACCAGGCATCTGCTGCGGCTACATACCGCATCGCTGTCGTTAAGTCTGGTGGCTCTACATCTCCAGCAGCAGCCCTATCGTGGATTGTCTATGGTGCCACAGTCGCAGCCTCAGACTCCACCGCTCTTACTCTTGGATTAACTCTTGCAACTGGTGACCAGATTCGTGTCTACGCATCAACAGCAACTCTCTCATTCTCCGCATTCGGAAGTGAAATCGCTTAAATGAGTATCTCAACAGCATCAGCCCAAGTAGCAACACTTAGCCGCTATCGCTACGTTGCTGCTGGCGGTGAAACTTCACTTACTGGTATTGATGCCAACGGCGCAGTACTTGCTTACACCATAGGTATGGAGCAAGTTTATTTAAACGGAACCATGCTCGTACGTGCTCAAGACTACGTTGCAACAACAGGTTCTTCTATCACATCTCTTGCCGCTCTTGTTGCATCCGATGTTGTAGAGATACTAACTTTTTCGCCCTTTGTAATTACTAATGCTTTAGACCAGACCCTTGTAGATGTTAAGGGCGATTTAATAGTTGGTAGCGCAGATAACACAGTAGTTCGTGTCGCTGTTGGTTCAGCCCTTCAACTTCTTATCCCAGACTCAACTCAAACCAGCGGTGTCCGTTGGGGCGATGACAACCAAATTCTAACCCTGATGGGAGCATCAATCTAATGGCAGTTACAGCAAAAACCCTGGCACGCACAGCGGCGTCAGTAACAACAAC